ATCTGTGTAATGTTTTGTGCGCCGGCTAGCGTCTGAATGTCAGTTGCAGAACCTGCGCGCACTGGAATGAAATAGTCCTCTTCGATACTCATAGGATTATAGCGCAAGTCTACGCGACCAGAGGAGGCATCTACTACCTGATGGCGCTTCAGTTGCGTCACAATCTTTTCCATATATTGTTCCACTTCGTTTGCAGGGATTGCCCCCACATCAATCTTGAAGACGCGGCGCTCAGAGGAGCGAACAACGCGGTATGCCATCATAGCATCTTCCATCAATACTAGCTGGCGCCAGATGCGTCGTGCTGGCTCCAAAATTGATGTGCCATACGGAGCATACTTATCGTTTCCTAAGATGCGGAAATGGGCAATTTGCCAATTCTCGAAAGTCATGCCGGCGGAGTTCCATTGATATTGAACGTAATTGGGATTAGTGGAGTCTTTGCCTTCCAGCCTTTCAATTTCGGACGGCGGCAGCGCAATAACTGTTTGCACTCCATACTTTTCATCAATTTCTAAATACAAAAAGAAGTCGCCATATTTGCACATGGTTCGGGCCCAGCCGAAAAGGTTATACTTAAGGTTAAGGATGTTATCAAAAAGAACACCCAGCACCGCTTCGATTTCTTCATTAGGACACTTGATATTCAACATGGGCCGCAGTTCAGAGAAAGTAGTCATTTCGTCTGCGTATATATCCATTGTGGATGCAATCTCGGGCATGTATTCCATCTGGTCAAAATCTACATAGCGTTCGCCGCGGCGTTGGTTCGAGATAGCATTAGTGGCTACAACATCCAAAGGATCGTAAAGAGCCTTCTTAAACTGTTGTCCCGATGCAGATTTAAATCTAGATGAAAATTTATCTAGATGTTGGCGCCGGATGCGGCGGCCGGATTGTGACCTATAGCTAATAATAGGTCCAGAAAATAATCGTGTTAGTGCTTTAAAAAGACGGGATTGACTGTTCTGGGGGTTGTTGTTGGGGGCTGGCATTTATAATCTCACTTAATAATCCATTTATATTTACTATACAAATCTTCCGCTTCGGACATTTTCTCTAAAACATTATCTTTGGTGTATCCAATCTGACCCTTAATTCGAGTGTCCATTGTGGTGCGACTCGTTTTAATCGCGCCTAAGAAGGCTTTTTGATAGTTTAATTCCCGAGTATTTGATTGGAGCGCGGTGTCTCTTACCCAGCATGCTATAGCAAGTGCCATAATTAAATCATCATTATAGCCTTTCATTGCTTGAGGCTTTCCATTTTTCCAAATAAAAGTTTTCATTTCATTAACCGTGCGGGATGAATACACTTTAATTAGTTTATTTCTGATAAACTCTTCTAATTTTGCGACTATTAAAGGACGCGTCTTCATAGATGTGGTAAACCCTGGAATAGCTGATGTGTGGTATTCCGCCTGATGCTGTTCAATATACTCATGCGTTGATTTTATAGAATGATATACATTAGGATAACCCAATTCTATTAACTTGTCAAGTACTGTATAGCCAATATTATTATTTTCTACTACCATCATGGCATTTCCGAACTCTCGTCCAACTTGGTTTAGCATGTTGGCGAACAAATCTGGGGTTGGTTTTCCTTGATATTCTCCGATGAGTTCTAACGTTTCTAACTTGAGAATATGGAAAGTTGAATAATCGGCGCCGTCGCCACGAGACACATCAACCACCATTAAATAACTGCAACTAGGATCATATTCTTCCCAAATCCAAAAGTTACGATCAAAACCTGTTCGGTGTTTGGGCTCTTGGATGTTTTCCAATAGCCATTTCATGCAATCAGGATCAATTACAGTTTCACCAGATGTGTTGAAATTACACTGAAGCTCCTGCGCAATCTGGCGGCGCGACATATTTTTAGTTTCTTTGGTGTACCATTGTTCATCACGATCCGGATGCACATCCCATGGTAAGACTGTCAATTTAAAGTTATTTGAGCCGGCTTCTGAGTCTGTGCATGTTTTATGGAACCAGTTTCCTACACCGTTAGGGGTTGACAACGCAATACATCGCCCACCTGTAGATAGGGTAGGATACAATCCGGTCCATAACTCTTCGAGACCTTCAATGTGCGCGGCTTCATCTAGCACCAGAAGAGACAGCGCTTCGGAACGACCAGCATCGCCAGAGGTAGAAGCCGCCTTAATCGAGGAGCCATTGGATAGCTCGAAAGAAGTGCGGTTGTCAACACTAATTGTTGCGATCTTTAGCCAGTCGGGAAGTTGACGCATGATTCCTTTAACCTTCTTGACGAGGTTTCCGGCGGTAGCGAACTTTGTGGCCATTACTAAGATTGACTTATCACGATGGAACAACATCATCCATACAACATACCCGGCAGTGATGGTAGAAATACCAAGCTGACGTGCTTTTAAAATGACATTAAAACGATAATCATTAAAGTCATTAAGGAGTGCGTCTTGGAAATCATATGTATCAAATAAAATCAGCCCGTGCATCGGGTGTGATATACGGGCATAAGTCTTAAGAAAATAAGCGGGGTCTTTACCGCATTTGAGGATCTCTTTGACTTGCTGCTTCTTGTCTAATTGAAAACTCATTCATCATCTACGAGTTCTATATCAAAGGATTCTTCGAGTGCAACTGGTTGTCCCCTCTCATCAATACACCCAGCAGGAGTCAGGGTACCTTTATTGTTTGTTGCATCCGCGCAGGCTTTCTGTGCAGGAGACTGCTGTGTTGTTCCTGTTGGATCATGGGAGGTACCGGCTGCAGCCGTACCAAACATTTCTGCAAGATATAAATCATCTGCTGTAACAGCCGCCTTCGCAACTTCTTCCATAACGATCTCTCTGAGGCGTTTTACGGAGATTTTCACGACTCTTTCTTCCGAGTGTCGTTATCGGGGCGTGAGCCTCCTTTGCCGTTCCAACCTCCTTGGTCCAAAAACGTCTTCCAGCTTTTTTCTACTGGGGCTTCAGAACCGGTATCGTTGTTCATTTCTTCATTAAGTCCGCCAACCTTGTAGTGCTTCTTCGCTTGAACCCAAGTACGAACGCGAGAAGTATTCTGAACGAAGACGTCTACTTCCCCTTCTTCCGTTAAAGCGACAGAATTGCCAGTAATTTTCTTGTACTCTTTCTTGAGCCAGCCTGCGATATCGCTCATGCGTTGGTCAATCTCTTCTTCAAATCCGGACGCATATACTTCTTTTAGTTGAATATCTGATTGATAAGTGAGGCACATCATGTCCCCATAAAACTTCACATTAAAACCGTCCATTACTCGCTGATCAATAAGGGCGTTCCCCTCTTCGCGCCGAAGGATTCCGGGCTTATCAGGTTCGTAATCTTCTCCCAATGCGCCGTCATATGAGTTAGCGGCTGCTTGTGCTAGTCCTTGTACGATTTCGTAAACTGTTGCCATTGTTATTGTCCCTCGGGGCCCTGTTCTCCGGCGCCGCCTGCAGCGGCCTGCAACACATCTAATAGCGCCTGGAAGCGGTGGCCAGCGGCGCCGGAAGTTATGTCTGTCTTTCGGGCTGCGGCAATAAGCGCTTGGGTCCCAGCAGTAATAGCAGCGCGCTCTTCGTCGGTAATTCCCGAACCCAGTTCCCTGGCCTGATCTATAGCGGCCCGGCGGGCGTCGGTGGCGGTCATGCCGTTCTCTTCCTGTGTTAAAGTTGCAATTTCTTCTTGAAGAATTCGCATTAATTCTGATTTAGTGATTTTCATTGGGTCTCCATCCTTTTAACCATCTTTCTTCTCTGTCTTCGACATATTGAATATAACACTTATGGCAACATTCAAATTTTAGAAGATAAACATCGTCCGAAGTTTTCTTCGGGGGAGAAGAGCACACAGAACAATGTTTTAAAGAATCTCTATTAAATAGTTTCTTTGAAACCTTTATACCATTTACATCTATTTTCTCTTCCCACTTATTATTTTTATTGGTTTTTTTGTATAGCTCTCGCATCTGCTTGAGATATTCTTTTTCTTTGGTCTCGTCCCAATTTGCGCGGGGGTTTTGTATAGTTTCTTTACCGTATTTCTGTGTGATTGCTTTCTCTATCGCTGCAATTTTATCGAAATCTTTTTTACTCATTAAACAACCTATAGGCTGCGTAGGTGCTCAAAATTCCCACACCAACTCCGCCGGTGGCCCATAGCCAATTGTTTTGTGGTGATTGTTTTAAGAGCGCTCTTTGCAAATGATCGATCTCCTCATCCTTCTGAAAGATTAAAAGACTTGTTTCTTCGTGGAGAGCGTTATATTGAATCTCCCAATTGCGAAGTTCTAGCTCGTAGCTTGCGGCTTCGACTGAAAGCTCATATTCAATTCGTGCTTGGCATGCGAGGTTGGCGGTTGATTGACGCGCTAGGATTTCAGACAATGCTGGCACATCGAATAACACACCTTCAAAGGGTGCGCACTGTTGATGTCCGAGAAAAGTAAACTGGCCTGTCTCCGCTGCTATGACCGGGGTCTCCAACATTAATAATAGACTAAGGAACATAATCAAATCCGTACATAAACATTATTGTCTCAGATAATTCTTCTGGATCTTCGGAGAACTGTCTTCCGAATTCTTCTCTTCGGCTCTCGATCACTTCTAGCAATTCTTCTTGGCTCTCTTGGTAGTCTCGCTCTACTTGCTCTATCGTGTCTTTGTAGATCTGGAGTGAGTTTTCCATGTCAGCCAGTTGTTTCTCGTGGATCTCTTTTAGTCCCGCAAGTTGCGCTTGAAGTGATTGTTCTGATGCTTCGTAGGCTGCTTGCATCTGCTTATAATCATAACGCATCTTGCCCATTACTACGCCAGATAGAAGAACGATCAATACTCCTTTCCAATTCTTTACTAAGAACTGGATAATCAATTGCTGGGGTGTCATTTGCGTCCCTTGAATCTCTCAACAATATCGACAGCCCCTTGGGTACCAATGAATACCGTACTAATAACTACCCAATCGCCGCTCGTCAAATACCCGGCAAAGGCCAAGGCGGACGCAGTTATCCATACTAATAGCTTACGTGACGTTAGTTTTAACAACCACGTATCTAAAAATCCTTTGTGCTCGGCCATTAGTTACTCCACAGCCACCAGCCCAATGCAAGCCCATCGAGCCACACTAAACCTACGAGTACCCACCAGCTTGCGCGAGTGGCGCCTTCTCTGATTTCGCTCCATACGGACCATCCTACATCGAGAACTAGTCCCCACACATTTGCTGCACCGGTAACGGCGCAGTCCCACAGTTTTCTTAATAAACTCATTTTTTATTTCCTTTCTTTTTCTTTTTCTTGCCTTGTTTAGATACAATCGTATCGGCAATTCCATATGCAGCATCTTCATCGGTTCCAGATGCCATTAGCTCGTCTGCTGTCTTCTCTTTTGCTTTGTAAAAAGACTTTTTATATTTCTTTTTCTCGGCTAAATATGCTTCTAATTCTTCTTTAATATATCGAGCGACGGCGGGATCGGCTTCCTGTTCTTGTTCCATCTCGACCATTTGTTGTAATAAACGAACAGCCTCATCCGCAGACAAATCATAATTAGTCATAAAATGAATTGCGATTTTCTCTACGTCCCCATATGGTAATGTTTTTGTATAATCACGGATTGTCTCTAGATCTTCAGGTGATATCCTAGGAACACCAGCGGGGTCATAGCCTTCTTTCATTTTGCCGGCTGGCTTCTCAAGCGGAGTGGTGGCTTCGGGACGTTCGCCTTCAGCTTTCTCCAATGCAACAAATTGTCTGGCGAAATCTAAAACAGTGGTCGGGCTAATAGGAATCTCTGGAAAATCTGCCATCAGCTTATATGCTTTCTGCATTGCCCATCGAGGAAGCGCTGGTAACTCTACCGGCTCGAATTCACCTTCATCGTCCCCGAGATCGAATGGAACCTCATCGATAGAAACATCTACGTGAGTTGGTTCCCGCGGGAATTCCTCTTCGGAAGCATGTTGAAACAATTGTGGAAACCCTTCGTCCATTAAACGCAACGCGATCTCTTCAGTGATGATCTTCATCAATTTTGCTTTGGTGATTACCATGGACACTCTTCTCCTAATCTCACCGGAGGATGGGTCTGGTGCGGGATTCCAATGCGCTCCATCTCATTCAATCTTTCATGTGTTCTATGGTGTGAACAACAGGCGACTGCTAAAGCAAGTAATGCTAGCCCTACGGCCAGCACATCCAATCGACATAATTTTAAGAGCTTTTGTTTCATTGTAATCCTGCCCATGTTAACATTATAACTAGTGTTATGATCGTTCCAAGTGCAAGAGATGCACCAAGAATATCGGTCCATTTAATGCCGCGCCAGTCGAGCCAGTGATTTAGTTTATTCCAAAGTTTCATTAATAGTCGCCGCTTATAAGATCTTGTGCTGCCTCCGCGGAGGGTGTTCCCAGGTACCATAGATCATAAAGATTAACATCGGAGGGGATCTCGTCTGCTGAAACATATTCCCCTGAAAGACTCTCGATGTGGCCGTCGACTTCCAAGACCCATTCAGCAAACTCACGAAGATTACGATTCATATTAGTTTTCTGACTCTGCTCGTCATCTGGGTCATCTGGTCCGAGTCCCGGTTCGGGCACATAGCCTGGGCGTTCCCAGGCTGGGAGTCGAGCCTCTTCAAGCTCTTCTTTAATAATCTGTTTGAGTTGGGATTTGGATAGTTTCATTATACTCCTCCCCATAGGTGCCAGCCAAGCCCAAGACCTGCGGCGAATGCGCCAAGCTTAACGACCCCAAGTACAACATAGTCTTCAAGATTGGCTTTAAATAAAACTAGTTGTTTAACCAGTCCCCATGACTCTCGTGCTAAATCTCGTGGTGTGCTCATTTGTTATTTTCCTTTTGTTCAGTATTCTTACGGAAACCACTTTAGCAATTTCCCCGCTGCGATATTTGCATCTTCGAAGACTTGCACGTACCCGCCGCTCGGCAGATCGATTTTATTTCCTAACTTATAGAAGGGACTACCCCCCTGGCGGATATCATCGCCACTCACCTTCCACCCTGCACTCTTTAACATCTTCCAGACAACTCCAGCAGAACTGTTAAATAATACATCAACCTCCATGCCGGTGGTGCGGGATGCCGTCGAGTTCTTCAACTGCTGCTCAAGAGCCAACGGCATTGCCGCAATGAGAGTCGCATGCTCTTGGGGCCCAATACCCTCATTTAAAGGTCTTTCCAGCTTCTCATCCATGAAATATCGTGGATCAATAAATTTCTTGTTCTTTCTAATCATTTGTTATTTTCCTTTGGGTAGCCCATTCATACATAGTATGGCGACGAGCCCAGGTACGTTATCATTAATATA